ATGAATAAATCCGCTATCACGCGGGGAAGCACTCGTGCCGAGAAGCTGCGGGCGACTGCGGCTGAGTTTGAACGTCACGCGAAGGCCTACATGGTGGCTGCGGTACACCTTCGCTCTGCCGCTGCTCGGGAGTGGCCCCAATGACCGACACACCCGAACGCGAGCTGATCGAGGCCAGACGTATTATCGGCATCTGGCTAGCTGACGACGTTGGCTACTACGAAAGTCTGCCAGCGAACTACGAGATACGGAAAGCCATCGAAGCGTTACTATCAAGGGTAGATAAGCTGGAAGAGGCGCTGAACGCGATAATCGACCGAGCGCTAGAGCGAGACATTAAGTGGGCCGGTATGACGGCGAGGGACATTGCGATCCACACCCTCAACAGGAGCGCTTCCTGATGGACAGAATCGGAACCTTTAACCCGCTTTCGTGCTTCGCACCGCGCCAATCTACGGTGTCGCGGCCTATCGGCTTCAATCGGTGGTAGTTGACACCCGGACAGAATGTCCTTAGCGAAGAGATTGGGCCAGTGGCCCGCCTGAGAAGGAGAAATCTAATGGCTTTCCGAGCAGACAAGAACACCCTACGCGTCCGTGATGCCTTGGTATCGCAGCTCAGCGAAAAGCGCGCCGAACTGGACAAGGCGCTAGAAGCATACAATGAGCAGATTGCACCGCTGTCAGCCGACTTGAGGCAGGCCGTCGAAGATTACAACACCCTCTTATTCGACGTGCGTGCATTCATTGAAGAGTTCGCCACGGAAATGCAGGGCGAGTTCGAGGATAAGTCCGAGCGATGGCGGGAAGGCGACAGAGGGCAATCTATCTCAGAGTGGATTTCCGAGCTGGAGAGCGCATCGGATTTTGAGGACATTGAGTTCGAGGAGCCACAGGAAATCGTTATCGACGCGGATGATCACGCAGCGCTGCTGGATGATCTTCAGCTTGAGCCCGAGCTGGCGTGACCCCCGCCGAACTCAGAAATGCACGCAGGGCGCTCGGCTTGACTCAACACGCGCTGGCTGAGCGCCTACGCATGGGGCCGAATGGCGAGCGAACTATTCGACGCTGGGAGCGCGGGGAAGTTCCAATAACAGGTCCGGCAAGCGTGGCGATCGAGTCATTGCTGCGAGACGCTACCGCTTCCTGATCCGTCTCCGAATAGCCCATAATTCCGTGATTATGTCGTCAATCTCGGCAAGTGTATAAAACCCTCCCACGCTTGCTCCATCAACCGATGATGCGATGTAGGCGCTATTCGGGTGTTCAGCTAATATAATACGGTGGCGATCACCGATGATGCGGGTGCGGGGGGTCATGCCGCCAGCATCTCCGGGCAGACGTAAACCCTGCCGACTTGCCCGAACTTGGAGTGATACGTGATCGCCTGAATGGCGCGCTCGGCTATCCAACCACCCCGTGCCGCATAAGCATCGCGAGCCGCGAGCGTGGGGTGCTGAACTACGGTTACGCCGTTGTACTCCTTCTCGTCAACGTGGTGACGGTGGCCGCAATGGATCGCCCGCTTCGTTGTATCGCCCCACATCTTCGGGAACTGCGCTGCGAACAGGAGGGGGAGTTGTTCGTTCTTGACTTTGTGCCCGTGGTGGAAGCCGATCATCACGTCTCCCCACCGGCTAACGTAGAAGGGCAATTCGCTGTCGTTGACGGTCAGACGCGGCTCGTTTTCGTATAGTGCCGCGAGCATGTGACGGAGCCATACGGAGCCGGATTCGTCATGGTTTCCCTCCATGACCACAAGCTCGACTTCCGAATGCTTTTCGAGGGCTTGAGCAATCAGGTGACGAATGCCCCGGATTGCCACCTGAACGATCTTGGAGAACCGCCCGTCAGCGTCGAGAACGTGCTTGCTCGCCGGGGTTAGCGGTAAGAGGCCGTCAACATGCACCCAGTCACCGCCGATGCAGACGATGGCCTTATGAGCTTGCGGGGCTTGCGAGATGACTGCGGCGAAGCTCGAATGAAGCGAGTCCTCTGCTATGCGAAGATCCCAATCGTCTCCACCCTCTCGGTTCCAGGCGAGCATCCCGACGTGGTAATCGAAATAGGAGTAGAGGTTGCACAAATGCCCCTCAGTCGCCCGTGGAGGCACCGTAGGAGCGATTCTTGGGAGCTTGGCTGCCAGTGCCTCATAAGCCGCTTGTTGCGCCTCAGCGGCCTTCTGGCGGTCCAGCGACTCCTTCACCCATTCCATGACGGGTTCGCCGGTCTGGAGATTGGTGAGGGTGGATCGTCCGGTTACGATCATTCCGGACTTGCGAGCGCGGGCGGTCGTCACCCGGCTTTGCATGGTCGTTCTGGAGATACCGGCAGCGTCGGCAGCAGCGGTAATCGAACCGTGAAGCTCGACTAGTCTAAGCGCTTCCTCGCAATCGGTGTCTGATAGACCGGGATTTGCCACGTCATGCGTTCCCCCGCTACCGGCTATTTGGCCGGCGCTTCCGTATTCGGATCGACGCAGCCGCCGATCACTCCGAGTAATCCGTCTGAAAATGTTCTGAGACGAACAGCGCTTCCGGCTATCGTCTTGAGATCGTCCTGAGCGTTACCGGTGAGCTTATCGCCTACCTTGGGAGGCTCGGCTTGCTTGAGCTTGGCGTATTGGTCGGGTGTGACGCAGTAGACCGTCGAATATCTGGTGTGGACGGTGGCGCAGCCGGTGAGGGCGAGGACTGGTAGCATGGCGAACCTAGAGAGCATTTTTCAGCTCCGTTAGATCGGGAGTGCCACACGCCGGTGGATTCGGTGCATCATGGATATGCTCCACCACCGTTCTGACTTGCACCTGACCTTGGACAACCTTCTCGACTGTTCGCGTTGACACCTGTTTCTGAACGTCGCGCTTGGTCGAGATTGAATCCAACTGTCTCCTATAGTTGACAGCCAAGCCTTCCCATTTCGCTGCCGAGTGTCTCGCGGAGACACGCTGGAAGTGTTGAACACAAATAAATACACACAGGCATATCGATACGATCTGCCACAGGGATGCATGGGATAGCCAACCCCACGCACGGCCCAGCATGGCTTTGGCGATTAGGAGTGCGGGCATAACTTAGTGTCCTGTAGGGGCGTCGAGAAGCTCACTCCGGCCTCCCAATTCGCGGCGTTGACAGTGCCGACGACTTCACCCGATCCCGCATCCACCACGGGACCGCCTGACTGCCCCGGTTGCGCCTCAAAGACCCCGATCAGCATCGCCTCACCATCCTGAGACAATCCAAGCGCGGTTAGGTCTACTGATGTCTCACTGTCCAAGCCCCGAGCAAAGCCGTAAGCGATGTAATGGTGGCGGGGCAGGAAGCCGGAACAGTCGATCTTCAGCCAAGCGTCCGATGGCTTTTCGACCTTGAGCGCGGTAAAGTCGCCATGCCGGTAGGTGATCGTGAAGGGTGCACCATTTATAGTGCAACCCGCCATCGTCGCGACGTGAGCGACACTGATCAGTTCGGTCGGCCCGACGCGAAAAGCCGTTCCCGATCCTGCCGTGCAATCGACCTTAACGATGACATCGCCAACGGGTTGAATGCCGCTCTCGGTTGATACCGGGTGAGCGGTCATCGCCATCAGCGGGACAAGGGCAAGCGCTCTCATTCCGGCATCTCCGCGACCTCAAGGCCGTGTTTTTGAAGCCAGCAGCCGATGAAACACATGTCGTTGGCCGATACGTTCGTCAGGGAGACGTGCGGGTGTCCGCGATCATCGAACAGGATGAGCATGGCCCCGCGCGGATCGGAGACTGTCGCGTCCACGAAGTCCGCAACCGAGTCCTCGCAAAAGCGAAGCGTGTCGCTCGTTATTGCGATAGGCAGATCGGGGCGGATCGGGACGACGCTCATCGCCGCCTCACATCCAAGCCCGACGCAGGGTCAGCAGACCCTCTGCGCAGGAGGTTAAGCTGGATGACCTCATAGCGTCCGTGTCCGGCAGTGTGCCACCACACCCGAGCGCAATCCCCGGTGATGTCGTAGATCCATCCGACTGGACCGCCCCAGACCGCGACCACGCAATCAGACGGGATAAGGTCCGGCTTGTCGTTTGCGAGCCATCTACGCAGCGCGCGGCGGAAAGACACATCATCCCTCCCGGTTCCCGTTGGTTGATTTGAGGCACAGAACCGCCTCCGCATTGCGCCTGCGGACCAGACCGTTGTGGACGCTGGTTCCGGGCATGGTGTGCCATGTGCGGAAGGCATTGCAGCCGCCAACCCAGTCGCTACGGTTGAACCGCTGGGCCATCGGGGAACGGCAGAAGGCGGAGACACCCGCATTGTAAGATGCATCCACTGAGGCAGCGAACGCCTCGCGCTTGTCGGCGAGGGCAGGAACGCACTTGAGGACACCGGGCGCGTAGTCGCGCTGTTGGCGCGTCTCCAGCAGCATCTGGCATTCTTCCGGCGTATAGGAGCGCATCTCGACTTCGGTATCGCCGAAGCATACAGTGAGCGTCCGGTGGTTGCCCGGATCGACGTAAGGCCGCGTCCGCAATCCCTCGAAACCGGCAGTCAGTCCGCACGCCAAGGCGCAGGCCGCGGCGATCTTCTGGCCCCGGCTAGCCATTGGACTTGCCCTTGTAGATGCGGACAGCCCATCCGAATGCGAACCATGCCCCGGCAAGAGTGAACAGGAACGGCTTTCGCCACTCGGGAGGAATGCCGTAAACGAGGTTGTTCAGCGCATTGGGATTGTCGATAACATAGGCAAATGCTGCCGTGCCGATCCAGTGAAGCCAGACGCTTCCGAACTTCCACGATTGCCGCCAGTCGTTGATAAGGCGTGATTTTATCACCTCAAGCATCGGAACCGTCCGACGCCGAGCGCGTTGAAAGCGTGGCGTTCAAGTTATGAGATTGAGCGTCATGGGCCGCGTGGATTTCGCGAGAAGCGCGGTCAGCGTGCCGAATATCACTCTCCGGCTGAGTAAGACGCCCGCTGGACGCCCCCCCGCCTCCAGTCCCATCGTCGGAAAGGCCGGAGAGTATCGCAAGGAACTCACCGCACGATTCCGGTGCAGTCGGCCCAAACGCTCTTTGAAGTATCGAGGCCATCACGGGGTCGCCGGCGAGCCTCACAGCCCGAACACCTTCATTGCGATGGCTGTTGCCGCGCCGCCACCGAATACGCTCGTAACCGCCCAAGCCACCTTGCCGCTCAAGGTGACGCCCTTGCGCTCCCCCTCACGAACGTTCTTGTCGATTTCCAGAGCGCCTAACCGCTCGTCATGCCGAGCAAGGGTCTTGCGGATTTCCTGAACGTCGTTGTGGGTCTGCTGCTGGCCAGCAAGGATGAGCTTGATGTCGCCGCGTATCTCAGCGAGCGCCACCCTGCTGTCCGGGTCCATGTTTGGTGAGCGCGGAGGCATTACGCACCAACGCCTTGCCAGAACCCGAACACGGCAAGCCCTCCCAATGCCCACGCGATTGCGTCAAGAAGGCGGTGGTGATCGTGGCTCATTGCCCGCTTCCGTCCCACTGCCACGGATCATCTTGTGACCCGTCAGACTGCTGCTGGTCCGCTGGCTCTTGAGCCTGTGGCAGATACATGTCGCCATTGTTGGAGTTTGCCTGAATTGGAGCGGGTTTAGCGTTCCCCTCAAGGTTCTGGCGCGCTTCCGAGCCGTAATATCCGGCAGCGATTCCGAGCCCGCGAGCCTCAAGGTTGCGGATGCCCGCGATCATCTGAATCGCCTTCTCCCGGCGCACGCCGCGCTTCGCGACCGTATCAATGAATTGCTGGGTCTGCGCGGGGTCGGTCGATCCTCTGGCGATGTTCGCAGCCATCTGCTTTGAGATGCCAAGGCGCTGCATGAAAATGCCAAGCGCCCGAACCTTCATCACAGGCGAATGAGCAACTGCGCCCGCTGCGTGGAGAAGCGTATCTCCGGCGCGTTCGCTGTTATCGTCGCGAAACCGTGGCGGCGTTGCCCGAGCGGCATTAGCGACCCGCTCGCCCTCGGCTTGAATGCCACTTTCTAGATTGGCCGCTTGCGATGGGCTGAGAATGACACGGTTTCTGGCCCGCTGCTCGGTTGTCGCAATACCGTTGGCGATATTGAGCGCGTTGCCGTCTCCGGTCTGTCTCTCAACGGCTCTGGCCGCACCCTCCACCGCAGCCTGGCGGGGCGTGATCGTCATGTTGTCCGTTGGGGTTCCGAACGATACCGGGGTATCAAATGGCGGCAGCCCCTTGGCCGTCAGCGCCATCTGTTCCGGGTCTCCGGTCAGAAGCTGCTCACCTAGGGAAATGGCTTCCCCGCGATCCTTGCCGATTTTCGACACGTCTCCGACACGGCCCGGTGACGCGATCCCCGATTGCGTCCGATATGTCTGGAGCGCCTGTCCGTATTCAGGGACGGCGCTTTCGAGATAGCGGGACAATTCCTGCCGAGCCGCAGTGAATGCCGGAGTGCTGTCACCTTCAGCGGCCCCGAGAGCGCGTCTCAACGCATCGGCGGCTCCAAGCGACAGGGGTGGAATAGGAGCGGAACGAAGGATGCGATCAGCCTGGTCTCCGAATTGCGTGCGGACCTCATCGGCGGTCATTTGCTTGCCGCCCACGGTCACTGTGTCAGGCTCCCCCCTTACCGATCGGGCGAAGCTCATAAGCTGCTTGCGCTCGATAGGATCGCGGGTGAATTTTAGCGCGCCGGAAACCGCAGAGCGCATGTCAGGGGCCGACAGCATCTCGGTTACGTCGGGCGGGATTTCTACGGTCGTTCCGCGAATGGGGTCTACCGCCGCTCCGAACTGCTGGTCGCGCAAGTCGCCCAGATTCTCCCGAAGAGTGAGCGGGAGAGGCTGTTTACCGATGTCGCCCTTGACGATCCCCGGAAGGCGGGAGGGAAGGACGGCATTGCGAACCTGATCGGCCATCCTGCCGGGAGCGGCCTGAGCGCGAGCGGTTGCTTCCGTCTCAAGAATCGGCTGCGCGTCTGAACCGGAGCGATGGGCGATAGCGTTGATAACGTCCTGCCCAGCCGGACCAACGACATCCAATGGGGCGGGTTGAACTCCGGCGGCACTGAGACGGTCGGCGTTGGCCTGCATTTCCGCAGCCGATGACGATATTCCTGGCAGGCTGCTCTCCAGTCTGCCCATCCAGTCGGTTTGGGGGCCGACCTTGTCCCATAGCCATTGACTCGCGTTGCCGAAGCCGCGCCCGATCATGGATATTATTGGCGTGCCTACAGCCGCGGTTATGGCCCCTCGTTCAGCCCCTTTCGCCATGTGATTAGGGTCTTCAGATAGAGCCCCTGAGACGGCACCGGTAACGCCATTTACGAGAGCGTTCTTGCCGAACCTGGCTAGCCTTCCGCCTTGACCAAGCCAGTTCACGACACCTTGTGGGATTTCCTTCAGCGCGTAGGGTATTCCGCCGAGATACCCGCTCCACGCCGCTATGGGATGCGCCGAGTTCCCCCTTGCTTCGTCTGCGCGCTGATCCTGAGCGAAGGCGGTGTAAGTGTCCCCAAGGCTGGCGTTGGAGCCGTCCAGCCCAAGCCCGCGAAGGAGGTAGTTGCTCGCGGTCTTCCCCGCCGCCATCAAATCCGACGCGCCGTTGAAGCTCGGCAGATTGAGGAGGTTTGAGGTTACTGTGTCCGTGACGCCGGGAGTCTGTTGAACGTTACGAACGACGCCAATGGGCGCATTCGCGTTCAGGCCATTCTTTACGGCCTCCGCCTTGATTTGATCGTCAGACAGCCCGAGCGGCGCGGTGAAGGTGTATTCCTTCCCCTTGCCGTCGAAGGCGTGGTAAACCCCTGTCGGAACGTTTGCAGGATCACTCGGAAAGGGCACTATTGGCCTCCGACTGTCTGCCAGCCGTTATGCCCCCACACCCTTTTCTGTCCGGTTTGTGTGTTGGTTTGGCTCATCGACACCGGAGCCATGCCGCTCGACATCGCCCGCACCTGCTTGAACAGCGGGGCGGGAAGAACTCTCGACAACGCATTGCCCTGTCCGATATCCTGATCCAGCCTGTCCAGAAGGGCGTAATCCGTCATCACGTCGTGGTGCGTGTCGCCCAGCGACGACAGGTAGGTGTTCAGTTCGACGTTCGAACGAAGCATGGACGCACCCATGCCGGTGGCCTGCTTCATCGCGAGAAGAAGGCGGGAGCGTGCGGCGTTGATAAGGTCGCGGTTCGCCTGATCTGGAACGTCCGTGTAACGCGATACCGTCTGCCCCAACCCCGAACTCTCGACGCCGGCAACGAGATTACGCAGGAAGCCAGCGTTGCGGTTCGGAATGGCCGCGTTATCGTCCAGGCTCTTATACGCCTGCCCGATCATCTGGATTGCCGAGGAGACTTGCCCCGGACCCTTTGCCGCCTGTTCCGCAGCCAACCTGTCCTGAACACTCATCGGCTTTGGGGGTGGTGGAAGCTGCCCCGTCAAGATTGCGGTCTTGACGTTAGTGTTCTGCGTTTCCGCCTGCGTTTTTGCAGTCTCTTCCGGCGTCTGCGGAGTCGGCTGTTTCGGATGAATTTGGCCGATCACCAACGCCCCCGAAGGCGCGGCAGAAGGCGCGGCTTGGGGCGTATCTAGCTGGAAACCGTCAGGAAGGGGCGGAAGAGGCATTACTGGACCCCCAATCGTGCGAGGACATTCTGTGCGTAGGCTTGGGTTTTCGGCCCCCACATCGAGCGGTCAGGACCGCCGTGGTAATATCTCAGTGCATCGGCCAGATTGCCGGTCTCCTGATAGCCCTGCTGGAGATACGCCTTCGCCAGTGCGCGCTGGTATTTGAGCGCCTGCGGATCGTTCGACTGAAGGTATTGCGGTATGTAGGCGAGACCGAGCTTGCCGGCCATTTCCTTCGCGGTTCCCGGTTCGAGCTGCGTCGAGCCGAGAGCGCCCTTCGGGCTTACGGCCAGACCGTTGCCGTGGCTTTCCTGCTGCGTCAGCGCGTCCATGACGTTATCGAAACGTGGGCGACGGAGTTGAGCCCGTCGCACCTCCTAGCGGTTCCCATTGGTTCGTCTGCGGGTTTAGCCGCAGCTTCTGTCCGGTCTTCGGATTCGTGGCCGTGACTTCGCCCGATGGAGACGCTGCGGGCTGTCCGCCACCAACCATATTGCGCGGAACGATGGTGAACGTGCCATCGCCGTTATTGGCGATCAGTGGCCCCTGCTTCGCCTGAACATAATCCATGAACGAACCGCCGTAGCCGTTCGATTTGGCGTATTCGTATTCCTTGATGGCCGGGTCTTGCGTGGCTCCGTTAAGGTGATTCATCAGCAGTGATTGCCCCTGCGCCGACTTAGGATCGATGCCAGCTGACTGAAGTTCTCTGTCGAACTCAGACTTGTCAGGATGCGTGACCTTATAGAGCGCCAAGCCAGTTGCCGGATCGGCGGCAAAAACCTGGGCTAGCCCAGGATCGGCATTGCCAAGGTAATTTCCAATCATCTGCCCAATGGCGTGCTGGCGATGGATTGGCTCCGCTCCGTTCGCGATCAGGAGGGCATCGCCAATGCGCCCTAGAACATTGTTCAGGCCGCCGAACAACCCGTGAGATTGTGGCTGCGCTGGAGCATTGATAACCGGGTTAAGCTGCGGCTGAAGGTTGGGAAGGCTCGTATCGAGTTGAAGGTCCGCCATTAGAGCTGCCCCAGATAATTCTGAAGCATCGCTCGTGCGTTCGACTGGATCGGGTGATAGGCGGTTAGTCCAGCGTTCGGGTCCATTTCAGTCCACCCCGCTAGCATCCCGGCAAGCGGCGACTGCTGCTGTCCGGTAGATGTGGGAAGGTTCGGGTGCGCGAACGGCTGCGTTGCAGACGCCAACGTTGCGTTTATTGTTCCGCCCAGCGGAAGACCGTAGGCTGGGTTAGTGAATTGAAGACCGCGCGTATATCCCAGCGGGGTTCCGAACGGATTCATGAAGCTGCCAAGGCTGGAGTAATCCATTATAGGATCGCTCCAAGGAATTTGCCGAAGTTACCAGTTGACGAACTGCCGCTGCTGGTTTGGCCTGTGTCAGCGACCAAGCCGCCAGCACCCAGGTTCAGCTTGCCGAGGCCTTCCAGCTGGCCGAGGTAGTTGTTGAGGTAGGTCGAAGCGAGACCCTGCCGGTATTGCTCCATCCCCTTCATGTCCGCGCCGGACTTCTGAAGGCCAAGAGCCGAGAATTTGCTGGTCAGGGCGTCGAGGCCCTGGTTTAGCTGGAACTGACCACCGGCTGAGTTCCAGTAGTTGTTCAGTCCCTGAGACTGCGCCTGGGAGCCGTTGACGCCGAGAATGTTGCCAAGCGCGTTATAGGTGTTGCCGAACTGCCCCATTGTCGGGCCGTAAGCGGCAGAAATCGACGGATAGGCTTGGTTTTTCGAGGAGGAGGATGAGCCGCCGAATACGTCTTTCACTTAAGCGCTCCAGATAAGAGAAGCGCTCAAGCCGTCTGTCTGTGGCGAGCGGAGACTAGGCTATATCACTGTTTCGGTGCTTCCAGCGTTCCCGCCTGCACGATCAGCGTGTATTTTTCGCCGTTGCGGACAACTTCGCGAACGGGCGTGAATCCAAGGTGCCGATAAAGCCATCTCTCGCCCCAATTCTGGGTATGACCGACGAAGGATTTCGCCCCATATTCGGTTCGCATCGCGTCCAGTGCGGCCTTGATCGATCGGATGGCCCCACCGCCGCGTGATCGGCAAAAGGCGTGGCATTCAAACACACCGGGAGCGACATATTCGAACAATCCCAAGTCGCCTCCGAACCGCAGGGCGACGTTGCGTGGATCTGACACCCATTCCTCAACGTTTTCCAGTTGGCCGATGTTCTGATGCGGGGCGGCGTTTTTGATGGAGAGCGCCAGAAGCTCGTTCGCGTCGGTTACGCGCATCCGGTGTGGTTAGCATGGGACATAAGCTAAAAGCGTTCCCTCAATGGTTAGCGATTTGCCTGCCGAGTTTCTGATGGTTATTGTGGTAGCGCTCGGGTCAGGACTGGATATGTGGAAGCGGTTTTTCCCGAACCTCGCGAGAATAGACAGCGGCAAGCTTTTCGGATGGTGTTTCACGGCCATCCTTGCGTGGATCGCGATTTACGGCGTGACGCTGGACTTCTTTATCTCGCAGGGATGGGTGACGGTCGTATGGCCCGAAAGATAGGGGGATAGTATCTTTTACAAACCCATAACAATGGGTAGTCTGCTCGAACCATTTGAATGGATCGGGCGAGCGGTGCTTGACGTCGGACTTGGCAGCTTCGTTGATAAGGTCGAAGACCACTTCGGGCGCGCGGCTGCAAAGGTGCTCATAGCGGTTGTCGGCATTACCCTTGTGTCAGGCTGCGGGGTGCTATTCTGGCGCGAGATTCTGAAGCCACTCGCCCTAGCTATTCCTGATCAAAGGCCCGGCAGCGACATGGCGGAGTTCGCAAAGCTCGTAGCCTTCGCCGCCCTTTTCATTTGGCTCGTGCACATAATGCTGCAAGCGGCTGACAGCTACCTTAGGAGGAAGCTGACGCGCCAGTTGCGTCAAAAGGTAGCGGAGGCGCGACAACTAAACGATGACATTAGGGCTGCCGTGCAAGAGGCAGATGACGCCCGTAAACGCGCCGCTGACTATTGTGCCGGGGCAACGCTAGTCTTTGAAAGAGCCCTCGAATTGGCCATGGAGCGGAGATTGATCACCGCAGAACAGGCCGACGAATTACGGCTGCTAGTCGAAGCGGAACCAGCTACGGACGCTCCTCCGGCTTCGCCTTCGCAATCTTCTTAAGCCGCTCTTCCCAGTGCTTCTCGTCCTCGTCCGCCTCTAGCTCGCGAGCGGCTTCTTTGAACTTGTCAGACTGAGAAGGCTTGTCAGTGTTCATCATTGCCTCTGTCTCTGCGGAATATTCGCCCTAGGCCGCGCCTGAGGCGAGCTTCTACAGCCTTAATGGGTTCGCGTTCCAGCGGCAGGCTTTCTGGGCCGTGGCCGACCTCTTTGATCATTGTCTCGCGAACGCTTCTAGCGACATCCCTATTGGTCGAGATCGCATGGTCTTCGCCGCTGGTAAAATCGTTGGAGAGCTTTTCCGTCGCCAATTCCATTTGAAATGCGTGTGCGGCCAATTCTAGCGGGCCAGCATGATCTAGGAGGCTCTCTCCGGCGGGGACGCCCTTCTTTTCGTGGACGTCTCTCGAAGACATCTCATAAAGGCCTTCGTAACGTGCGTTGTGAAAGAGGGGAAATCGCTGCACCCCCTTGTCCCTAGCTACGGCGGCGACACGCTTCGCTGCCTTCCTGACACGATCCCTAGTTTGTAGTCTCTTGCGGTCGTTTATCTCGCTATCCGCCAACTCTTTGCGGCGAGTTTGAACAGCGAAATAGGCCTGCGCGTCCGCAATTTCTGGCTTCGCTGGATCGCCGTTGATCGCGAGCAGATAGCAAGCCGCACGTGTGAGGAAGAAGTCTGCTGCTTCTCGTTTTGCCCCGCTTCCAATCACAACCATTTTGCCCGTGCGAGCAATATGGTGTGACGGATCAAGACCATTGTGTGCGAGGGCGTCTCTGACCCGATTCAACACAGCAGTGAGAGTAGCAAACGAGGAATATCCGAGTAGAGGCACCAATTCGCGCGCCCGCCAATATTCCGCGCCTTCCTCGCTAACCCTACGTAACGATTCAAGTTTTTCCATGGTGGGGCTGTGAATGCGGCGCTGTGGTAGATGCTCGTCCACGTTCGACCTCTTGTGTGTCACACAATTGTGTCACATACGACGCAACACACACGGAGTCGAGCCATGGGCGAGCTGCAGGTCATCGAAAACAAAATCCGAAAGAAGGAGGCGGAGATTCGCGCCCTGGAAGCCAAGCTCCAAGCGGCGAGAATTTACGTTCAAGCACTAAGCGACGTTCGCCGTGAACTGGACGGTGACGAAGCGGACTTAAAGGCTGGATCGATGGTGGCCATGGCTCGCGATGCGATACGCAAGGCGGGCAGACCCCTCCACGTGGATGACATTCTGACAGCCATTGGACGAAGCGCGGACTCGAAATCCTCACTAACTGGCTCTCTCGCCGCATACGTTAGGCGGGGGGAGGTTTTTACGAGACCGGCTCCAAACACCTATGGCTTGGTGGATCTAGAGGCTCTTGAGTTGGATGACGCGTTGCCGACAAGTCCGCCCAAGGGATTTGGCGGTCAGTCACCTTCGTTCGATGCGGACTTGGATGACGATGACGTCCCGTTTTGATCAAAAAGGCCCGGCAACAGAAGCTGCCGGGCCTTAGCGGAGGGGGTGGGTCGGTCCGGGTCGCGGCTTCCTATCCAACGGCCTTCGGGTTCAACTCCCGACACCTCCACACTCTCTGAATCTACCAGTTTTGCTAGACGGCGTCCAATTTTAGCCGACGGAGCAACCAGTCCTTCGGTAAGTGAGCCGCTTGCCGACCACGCCGCGAAGCGCTTCAACGTTGCGCTCCCCATCATTGCAGCCGTTCGCTTCACGGTTGGAATACCGAAAATCGAACTCGGCCAGATACCGATGAAGGTGCTTCTCGGAGCAGTGCTGATAGACACCCTTCATGCCCCGTTTGAAAATCGAGAAATAGCCTTCGACAGTGTTCGTCGTGATCCGGCCACGGGCATATTCGCGAGCGCCGTGATTGACGGTGCCATGGCCGAGAAACACCTTTCGGAATTGCTTGCGGTAAATGCCTGACTCGTCCGTCATGATGTAGGTTTCGCGATTCACGTTCTGCAGAACGAGCGGAACGACCGTTGCGCGGTCAGCCTTATCCACCACGAACGAGCGGCACTGGCCGCTCTCGCGGTGAACGAGCGATAGGACTGCCATCTTGTGCGCCGCACCTTGGCGGACAACGGAGCCTTCCTTGCGACCAATGTAGGTTTCATCGACCTCGACAACGCCGCCCTCACCGCCGAACGGTGCCAGTTCACCCGACCGCATCGCTTCACGAATGCGGTGCGCCAGAAACCAAGCGCTCTTGTAGGTGATTTCCAGAACGCGGCTGAGCTGGTGGGAGCTGATGCCCTTCTTGCTGCACGTCATGAGGTAAACCGCCTGCAGCATCTTGTGCAGCGGCATACGGCCATGCTCGAAAACGGTGCCGACCTTCACGGTGAACTGTTTGCGGCACTCACCACACTTTTTGAGGCCGACGCGGGTGCTCTTGCCTTCAAGTGCGTAGACGCGACCGCCGATCACTCCACAGTGCGGACACACCACTCCGTCTTTCCACAGAATACTTTCGAGGAACTCGAAAGCCGCTTTTTCGTCGTGGAAGTAGGGCTTAGAAAGAACGGACATCACTAGGTCTCCTGTTAGGGGTTGACCTAGCATTTGAGACTGGGTGTGTAAAGTATATAAATGCGAAAGATAGCAATCGGCCTGTTTCTCGTTGTCGTCGCGGGAGTGGCTCTGTGGCTCGACATCGCCAACAAGGGGCAGTGCTCGGTATGTTAGTTCTTATTTTCCATAGACCGTAATTGTTCCGCCGGTCATAGACACAGTGCATCCGAGCTGGATCGCGTTGATCGCGTTCGTCACCATGCCGCTATTGGCACAAAGCCCACGCCCCTGGTTTACCGTCTCATACATTTTCTTGTGGCCGGCGACGTTCCCAATCAAATGCGTTATGATCGTCGCAGTTGTCAGAGATGAGGAGTGGCCGCCCATATCTCCCTGATTAGATGGCGTTCCACTGCCGTTAAGCTGGACGTAATCTCCGGACGTTGTGTAGTAAGTGGTTCCGCCATCAGTGCTTGCCTGGAAAAAGCGGAAGCCACCAGAGCCGGTCGTGATGGCGTCGGCTATTACCAGTATCTCTGTGTATGAGCCAAGTCCGGTTAGGGCTGTGGCGGTTCCTGACGCCGTTGCGGACGTGACGAACTTCCAACCTCCGGCTGTCGTCCAAGTGCCATCCGCTTTGAGAAACTTACCGGCGGCCGCATCACCGGAAGCTGGAGCCGGGACAAGGCCCTTCGTCCCACCAGACCCGGAATCGCCCACCACCGCATCGAGCATTGCGGTCGTTTGGGTGCCGGTCAGCGCAAGCGGAGTCGCAGAGGAGCCCGTATTATTGCCGATAATCGAATTGGCTGCGAGATTAGCCATGCCGGAAAGGGCGACGGTGCCCCACGAAGGATTAGCAGATGAGCCGCCGGTCTTGAGCACATTTCCAGACGTTCCCGGAGCAAGCGCGGCCCACGCCGACGCTCCCCGGTAGAGAATGTCACCCTGAGTCGATCCTAGAACGTGATCGAGAACAGCCGATACGGTGTTTGCTATCGGAGCTGCGGATGAACCCGAAATATTTGCAAGAACGTCGCCATCGGCAATAGAGCCAAGCCCTCCATTGACCTGAGCCCAAGCCGCTCCGGTCCACGCATAGGTGTTGCCCGTGTCGGTTTCGTAGAAGATGTAAGTCGGGCTATTACCGCTCGCCGGGGTGGGAGGTGACGGGGTAAACGCGAGCCTTTGCGCGTTGGTCCCGCGCGATAGGAATTGGTTGAGAGTCGAGTCTGTCATGGTCCACCTACCAGAATGAGATGGCCCGCGCCGTCAGAGACAAGCACGGGCGGTTCTGCTCCGTTGACGAGAGGAATCCAGCTTCCACCGCTGCCACCGGATATTGCGTTCGTGGAAATGGAGGTGACGCGGCCCTGCGCGTCCACGGTGGCAGTTAGCGTGTGCGTAGGGTCACCGTATGTTCCCGCAGTCACGCCGCTATTGGGAAGGCCGATCGTCGGATTGCCGGAAACGCCATCGCCGTTCGTGACGGTGATCTGCCCCGATGTCCCCGTAATGGTTCTGCCGGTGAACGTGTCGGCGGCGGTCTGAGCGAGCAGGCCGTTCGTGTTGAACGCAGCAAGGGCCGTCAGCGTCGAGTCCAGCGGCTGTGCGCCGATGGTGTTGTAGGATACCGTGATCGCCACAGAGCCGTCGAACGTAGAGCCGGAAGCGGCCCCGGCCCCGGCATTGTTAAAGGTGAGCGCGTGGGCTGTCGTCCCGCCGCCAGATGCCGCCAGCGTACCGCCGCTGAATGTCAGGCCGGTTCCAATAGTAACAGCGGACCATGTGTCTGCCGCCGAGCGGTAATAGATCGTGTTAGTGCCCGTGAGCGCGGATATGGCCGTCAGGTCGCCATCGAGCGGCTGCTTTCCGTCCAGAGCGGATTTCAGGTCCGTCTGATTTGTCAGTGTGCCGCCGATACTGCCCCATGTTGCCGTTATGGCGGCGGCATTGGCCGTCTTGAGGATCGACTGGCTATTCTGGAACGCGGTGTTGAACAGGCGCTGGAACTGGAGCGTCGGGCCGCGCGATTGCTCGACAATCGGGACGCCATAAGCCAGCGGCGGAATCTTGTTGAAGCTCATGCTTGCACCCTCCGCAACGGAGGGGTACAAAAGGCGAACCCGCTGGGCGCGCCAACGCCCAAACGGGTTCTAACCACGGCGGAACGCAGGAGGTTCAGCGCATGGCTCGTCAGAAGATATGCTCTATCGATGGCTGCGGCAACAAACACTACTGCCGCGACTGGTGCAGGGTCCATTACTACCGTTGGTGGCGACAGGGCGACCCGACCGCGAGGAAGATCGTCCACGGCGCTTGCAGGGAATTTGTTGAAAAGGTCGCTATTCCGTATGGTGGTAGCGACTGCTTGATTTGGCCTTTTGCCAAGCGGCATGGATACGCGGCGATCAACAAGAGGCACTATGGAAGTGCCGTCGTCAGCCGTATCGTTTGTGAGGCGGTTCATGGTCCGCCACCGACTGATCTTCACCAAGCTGCGCACGGATGCGGCAATGGAGACAAGGGGTGCGTAAACCCGCGCCATCTGCGGTGGGCGACACAAGTCGAAAACGAGATTGATAAGTTCGCACACGGGACGTGGAGGCGAGGGCAAGACCATGCTAGCGCAAAACTTACTGACGCAGATGTAGTGAACATTCGCGCCCAGAGCGCTACTCACATGCACACCGAGCTTGCGCGCATGTATGGGGTAAACCCAAGCACGATACGACAGATCGTTTCGAGGAGGAATTGGCGTCATCTAGCGTAAATTCGCACCACCAATTCGTTCACTCATTCCATCGTCAGTAATTCGGAAGATGCGGCCAGGAGCGGATATGGTCCCGAGACTTCGCCACTCGACCGGCTGATTATAGTTCCCCGCCGCAACGGTATTGATCCCGCAATCGACGAACGTGTGGCCGAGGTCGTCGCTGATCTCCAACTGGATCAGGGCGCCGGTTTGTGTGGGGTTCCCAAGGGCGAGATCGAGTTCGACCGCGCCGCATTTCACGGTATCGCGGCCAGTGACCTGAATACCGCCTGTTACAACCTTGGTGATCTTGTCGTCAGGCCAGATAGTCCCGGCTGTGTCGCGTTCGTCGCGGCCTTTCTTGGTGTTCAGAACCCAGATCGTCCCGGTAGCATCATCCCCGCAAACGACATCGGTTTGCCCGTTGGACGTGTCGATGTTGGCAAAACCCTTCCAGTTCTGCCCGACATGCGGTCGCCAGTTCGTGCGGCCAGGACTGATCCATTCCGACCATGTTTGCGTCGTCAGGTCGTAGATGAACGACCCGGAATCCCCGAGCCTCAGAACGTAGAAGTCGTGACCGTCAAGGCTGAAACCCCACGAGCGGATCGTGAGGGAATCTGAAGCCGTGGAACCGTCGCCGCCGCCATCCAGCAGCGAGTTTCCGCTTTCATCCTCTACCGGCGTGAAAATATAGGTCTGGTCGAAGGCAAAGACGGAGATATTTCCGGTGTCCGAAACCGCAGGAGCATCATCAATCGGCCACGCATAGACCGGTCCCGGCCCCGGCGGTGATCCGTAGTAGTAATACAGCGCCTGATGGCGGATCAGGCCGTTGCCCAACCCTGTCCCGAACGGGGCTGCCGTGTTTATGTTATAGGTGTTGGCGTCGGGGTAATAAGAACTGACTAAGGCTGGATCGCCAGCATAGGGGTAACTGGAAAATTCGGTCTGCCACGCACCGGCGCGATACCGCATGAAGAACCAGTTGGCGAAGTTGCCGTTGAGAATGACGCTCTTGCCGAGATCGTTATACGTCAGGTTGTAATTCGGCATATCGACGATAGCAGCTTCGTCGTTCGCATAAGGCAGGACGGCTACCTTGTTCGGGTCTTGCTGTGGGAGCCAGACACCGCGAAGTCCTGCGTCGTCGGTTTCGGCGGCCAAGTCCCACGACAGCGACGGATATAGCGACTGTATCTGCGTCGGATTGGTGAGGAAGCCGTTGTAGACCAATATGGTCTGCAACTGCGTCAGGTCGGTGGTATGCGGACCGCGATAGAGAACGGCGCTCCAGATCTTGCCGGTGACAGCCATTAGCCGCCATTCCTTTGCCGCTGCATGGCTTCGCGGATGCGCTGGGTAATTCCCGGAGTGGACACGACTTGGGGAGCTGTGCCGTCAAGGATCCGATAGACAACGCCATCGGTTCCGGTGACCATCACATCGTCTTTGATCTTGACGATTGTGCCCTGCCAGATGCCCTGATCGAACAGGCGACCGGGAACGCGGGCGAACACATTCTCGTCGCCCGTCATATACCAGACCTCGTTCGAGTTCGGGCCGGGGAACCAAATCTGATCGCCGACGATGGCGACCTGATGAACCGTGTCTGGAGACCGTTCTGCGGTGGCGAAATTCAGGGGATCAATCGTGACTTCGCCGGGATTGATCCAGTAGAACCGTCCGTCTTTCCCGGCCCCTGCTGCACAGACGCAGATGGTATAATTCTCAATGACGCCGACCGAGACGATCCCGATGCTGTCGGGAGTTGAAACAGTCGAAAAGGTAGTTCCGCCGCCGCCGGACAGGGTTGTGCCGCCCCATGCGCCGTTCGCCATCGTTTCGGTTGTCGCGATGGAGTTTCCGCCAGTCCCGGTGTCGATTGCACGAACCACGAGCGTCGTTGCGCTAACCGAGGATGGCGTGACGGTCGTGTGGCCCGTCAACGAAAGGCTATAGTCTATCCCCGGCGTTCCAGTGTTGCCGATCGCATCGAACAGATGCTGGAGGGTGTCGGTATTGGTCCCGCCGATGAGGACAAGCCACGGGGTTGTTGAACTGCCGTCAGCTCCCGGCGTGATGTCGGTTGCGAACTTGTAATAGGTCGAGCCGATCTTGACTGTTTCGCCAGACGAGATCGTTCCAGAAACCGTGAGCGTTCCTCGGGCAAATCCGTCATCGGTGTAGTAGTAGAGGCTCGTTCCGTCCGCGATGAACAGGGTCGAGTCCGTCGCTGCGGCGCTGACCGTTGCGGTCCCGGTCCCGATCGTTCCTATGCGGGTCCATGTGATACCGTCCGTCGCAAGCCGCCAAACCTGATCGTAGCTTATGAAGAACAGGCAATCGCTGAACGCTCCCGGCTCGCTGTAGAGCAGGCGAACTGGACTGTCGGTTGGCTTCTGTGCCCACATTCGGATGCAGGGACGTGACAGCAGCCCAACCTGATCCTTCTGGTTTGTCGGATCGGCTTCGAAATAGCGGTTCTGGAGAAGTATGTCCGGCATTCCCCCGATGGTTCGGGAAAAGTCGGTCGTTCCGAGCGGCAGTCTCACTAGAACCTCGGGCGACCGGAGTTGAACTCGCTGTTGTTCGTGCCGTAGGTGCGGCCCTTCTGCCCCAAAAGCCCAAGCGTCCCCATGTCCTGCATCGGGCGCGGGCGGCGATAGCGAGACTGAATTGCCGACGATCCGGCCTGAAGCGCTAGTTGCGTTTCAGGGGCCGTCGCAGCGCCGTTGCGCGGGTTCAGACGGATCGACAGGCGCGTGGTGAAATAATCGTCGAACTCTTCCGGAAACGGCATTTGATCAGTGAGGGCTAGATCGGCGCACTTTTGCCAATTTCCCAAGTCGGCGCGATACATCCACTGCCGCGTCGTGCCATTGGTGGAAAGAGTGAGGGTCGGCGCATTCTCAATGGCTCGCTGGTTGCCGTCCAAGGTAAGATTGTAAGTCGCGAGGTTCCCGGCGACATCGACAACAGCCATTCTCTGCCCGTCATAGGGTAGAGGATCGCACTTGATCGTCTTCGCGCCGGAAAGGTTGAGGTTCATGCGCGCATTGACGGGCATGTAATCGGAGAAGGCCTGGCTATCGTCGTAGGTGCCGCCGATGTTGTAGTCGTAAAGCTCTTCCCCGACCTCCTGCCCATAGACGGACGCGAGGATGCGGTTCAGGAGCGCAAGAGCTTCTGTCTGTTCATTGGTCGTGGGCGTGACGCCGATAGTGACAAGGTTGCACTCTCGGTAAGCAGCCGTGATGATGTCGCTGGCGAGAGTGGCCACGAACTACTTCTTCTTCTTGCCGAGAATCACCTTGTTGGCTTTGGCGTCGATCTTCGCGGCCTGCGCCTTGCTCATTCGGCCAGCGTTGACGGCCTGCGTGGCCCGCGCCTTGGCATTGGCGGCGTGGCTCTTATCCGGCACGGGATAGGACCGACCCGGACCAGCGAACTTGCTTGCCGGGAGCGCCTTTCTGGCCTTCGTGGTTAGCTTTGCCATCAGTGGCCTCCACGTCCTGGAGTGAAGTAGATTTCGCCCGTTGCCCCGGCGGCAATCGCAGCAGCGAAGAGCGGGCCGTTGCCGGTGTTCTGGACAGTAAGCTCGATGTCTTTTCCCGCCCCGACAGGCATGTCCGCCGTGGTCGATGCGGTGACACTGGAATCTCCGAACGCGATCCACGCCGTGGCCGAGCCGTCATTGTAGACACGGACGGAGATCGGCCCTCTCTCGTTGTAGAGCTTCACATTGGCCGTGGTTGCGCCAACGTCGATAAGGACCGTGTGGGCGATACTTGGAACGAAAGGTTGCACTCGTAAGCTCCTCGCCTGGAAAGTGGTGAGGGGCGGCAGAAGGAGGGAACCGCCGCCCCTCTAGGCTTACGAGCCGTTGACGCGGCAGATACGGCGCCGGTCGCGGATGTTCGCCGTCAGCGCGACATCGAAGCGAACCAAGTGAGCGCCAGTGCCGAAGTCCGAGTGCTGCCACATACGAACCGAGAGCGGCACGTTCTGGAGCTTCCGGCGCATTGCGGTGTCGGTGTAGGGCAGGATCAGCGGAGCGGTCGCAACCGTCACTGCCTGCTTGTCCACGATGCCGCGCAGCGTGTAGCCGGTCGAAGCCGCGCCCTTGATGGTGAGCGCCGCATTGTCAGCCGGGATCGAGTCCACCGTCGCATGGGCGGTGTTCACGTTGACATCGCCGCCCGAGCCGGTTGCCGGAACGATAATCGCCGGGAAGATCGACAGGGCCGCAATCGCGCCAGAAGATGCGGTGGCGTCGGCCGTCACGACGAACTGCTGAAGGTGGCTGTGAGCCGCCTGCTTGCGGTTGTCGTAGGCGTAGACACCGGCAATGGTGAACACATCGCCCTTCTTGAGCGTATCCGCGCCGGTCAGCGTGTCGATTGCCAGCGTCTGGGTCATGTAGCCGCCGTTCGCGCTCGAAGTCGCGACCGCCGAGTAATTGACGTTCTGGTTCGCGCCGTTGATGAGCGCCGCCGAAGAACCGTCGCCCGCACGGCTGCCCGTGGTGAGCTTCGGAACCTGAGTGGTAAACATCGTCGGGATGTTGCCGAGCTTGCCGCTGAAGCCGTTGCGGATCGCCTTCTGGGCTTCCGTATCGGAATACAGCTTGCCGAGCTGGTTCTGGAGGCCCTGCTGGTCGTCAACAGCGAGGATCGCCCGCATACCGGCGTCGGCAACGCCTTCCTTCTTCAGCCGGACATAGCCGGACATGACATCGTTGAAGTCTGCGATGTTGTTGCCCGCGGTGCCGGTCCAGTTGTTGGCGGCGAGGAAGGTGGTGGAGAGAACGTAGGCGTCAATCTGCTCAGCGAGCGAAGTCGCGGCCCCCTGAAGCGCCTCGTTCTCGCGAACGTCTCCGACGCTCTGGATCTTGGCGAAGTCGCCCCAGCCCATGTTCGCGTTGAAGGTCTTGTTGACGGCGAACACTTCCGAGCCGAACACAGTGTCATCGACGCCCGAAGAGAGGTCTTTGACGCCATTGGTCGTCTGCGAGATGCTGTAATGCGGACGAACCTGCTCCACGACCTGAAGGCCGTTGCGGTCGTCAAGCTCAGTGTCGTATTCCTTCCAGGAAACAGCGTCACCGGAAACGAGATTGGATTCGAAAATCGCCGCGAAGGCGTTGAGCACCAGCTTTTGCTGGGCGACAGTAACAGTTGCCATTGTTTGGGATGTCCCGCTGATGAGAGTGGAGCGCCCGTTGGGCGGATCATCGGCGGGGCACGGTCGGGATTGCGTGGCCCTCGTCAGTCAGCGCGTGACGCAAGTCCTCGTCCCGTCGAGGCTTGCCGCGTGGGGTGGCTATAGCATGGGGAATTGCGCGCCAGCGTTCCCGCGAGCATAAGCGGCGCATGAGCAGGACGCGCGATGACGAGATCGGCTGCTATCTCTACGCATTGGCCTATTTCGTCCCTCTCGGCGTGTTGATCTACATCGCCGTGAAGGTTGCAGAGATCGCCTCAGCCCTGAATGGCCTTCGCCAGTGACGCCAGATCGCAATCCAAGCGGGTGAAGTCGGGCCAGAACTGGCCGCCGGCACCCCTGACGCGCTCCGATGGAGGCTCCGGAGCGTTCGTGGTGTGGTTCGCCTGCTTCTTGGCTGGAGAATTGCCCTTCACCGTCGATTCAATGCCGTCGAAGATGTCCTTGCCGCGCATCAGATACGGTGCAGCCATCATATGGGCGACTTGCGGATTCAAACCGGCGCTCAGCGCAGCATTGACCGCATTATGATACCCACGTTCTGCTTCCGCTAGCTTCTTGGCTTCTTCAGGATGCGTTGCGAGGTGATAGGCTATGTCGTCGCCAACGTCGGACCCCTGAACCGCAGCCGCCGACAGCGGCAGCAAGTGCCATTCGCCATTCTTGGCGGACTCAACGACCACTTCGTTGAAGTCAGGATACTTATCGACCGCCTTCGCGGCCTTCTCGTTCCATGCCGCATTAAGGGCGTCGGCTTGAGCCTTCTGCTCGCGCTCCTGAGCGTCCTTGGCCGATGTTTCGGCGCTCTTCTGCTTGTCTGCTTCCAGTTTCTGGGCAACGCGATGGTCAACAAGGTCGGCCAGGTATTGGTTATAGTCCTGCTCATAGAGCGGATGGGCAACACCAAACCCCTCGTATTTCGGATCATCTACCTTTGGCGGAGCAGGTTCGGTCACAGCAGCGGGTTTCGTGCCGCCTTCAAGTGCGGCAATGCGCTGTTCCAGTGCAAGACGCTGGGCGCGCTCCTCCTCGACCTTGCGCTCGGCTTCGCGGCGAGCCTTGGTTAGTTCGTCAATGCGCTGCTCGGCTGACTTGCCGCGCTTCTTTGGCTTGGATTCGTCGCCGTCGGGCGTCTCAGCTGCGTTCTCTTCCGGTGTTTCAGGTGTCTCGATAGCCTCGGCCTCGGTTTCGGCGTTCTCAGGGGCCTCTACGGACGTTTCTAGGGCCGGTTCTACCGCGTTCGACACTTCCTCAGTCGCGGGCTTGGCCTTCGTCTTTGCCGGAGCCTGTTTCTCCTCAAGCTGCTCGCGCGCCTGCATTGCGCTGCTCATTTCGATGGAATCATCAGCCATTATTTAGGCTCCCAGAAAACGGAGGAATGAAGCAAAGGCCGACTCAATGGGCGATTTGCTCTTAGAGAAAGCGTCAGCCATCACCTCGCGCTCGACGCGCTTGGAGTATTCTCTGCTCGTCTCGCCATCACGAGCCGGATGGCCCTTGATCGTCACCATCGGAGGCAGATTTGAGAAATCGACAGGTGGGCCGACATACATATCGAAGCGGATTGTTTCGCTCATTACGCTGCGATGTCCTGTTCCTTGGGTTGGGTTGCCGCCATGATGTGCGGCGTTAGAGCCTTCAGTCGGTTGGTGTTCGCATTGAACAGTTCAGCCTGAACCCGCTGCACTTCGAGGGGATCGCCACCGCCTAAGGCCATTGCCGCCTTCGCGTGAGCTTCGATCGCCCGAGCCTGTGCTTCGTCAGCCTTGGCGCTGGTAAGACGAAGCTGCTGTGCCGCCTGCGCCTGATCCATCATCATTTTTTCTTGGGCGGCAGCCGCCATCTGTTGCGCTGCCTGGGCCGCCGCATCGTTCGCCGGATTTGGCGGTGCGCCACCTTGCTGTGCGTTGGGGTCAGCGCCGCTAGATTGCGGTCCATTCTGTCCCGGTGAAGCCGATCCGGGCTCGCTCTCGTCCGCATCGTCTCCGAGAATCTGCGGCGGGATCGTTCGCTTGATTCTGGCGGCAATTTCATCGCCGTCCGGAATGTCGAGCGCCTGAATGATCTTGTCGCCCGCAATCTGCATCAACTGCGGCGCCTGCCCCGCGAGTTCGGTCAAAGCCGCCGACGCCTCAAGCCGCCGCGTCATATAGGCTGGACCCGTCGAAATGGTCACGTCGTAGCGGCCCTTCGACAAATCCACCGAACCTTCGTCCAGCGGATCGTTGACGCGCATGAACTTGATGGCCTCATTTGCTCCAATGAGCCTGATCGTGCGCGCCGTGTCGTAGGCTACAGGCAGAAGGTAGTTGATGACATCGCCGCATTCCATCTGCGCGGCGTCCATGTTGTCGTGATAGACAATGGTGGCGATGTCGCCTTCCTGCTGTCGGCGTTGGATCGCAATGCCGGAAGTCTCGTTCGACGGCATTCCCCGATTGGCCTCGAAGATTCCGGTAACGTCGCGGATATCCTCGGCATACCATTGCGCCTCCGAGGCTATGGCGTTCAGATCCAGCCCGGTCACCTGCTGCGGCGCCTGTGTTCCCTGGTTGTGAACCAGCGTATTGGGCCAATCCTTCTCCCGGCCCTTGATCGCCGATGCATCCGCCATGAAGTTGGCTCTCGGAGACAGCATCAACTTCTCGGCAATAACCGAGCGCATGTAGTCCTTGAGCTGCGCGGGATCGCGCATGAAGCGGATGAGGCCGAACCGCGTGCGCTTGTCGCCTTCCCAAATCTCCTGACCCGTGACCTTGATGATCGGCAGCCGAGGGACGCAAATCTCGAACGCATCGGTTAGCTGATCCTGCCCGTTCGTCACCACCATGCGGGCGTATTTCTTCGGAGCCTCGCGGATCATCGGCTTGCCAGAGACGGGATTGATGATGAGGCGCGGCTTCCACTTCTTCTCGGGAAGGTCGGTTACGTCGATAATCTCGGGATCGCCGCCGTTGGGGTCGAGAAGCATGGCAATCGTCCGCTTCTTCTCGAACATCGTCCAGTATTCGGCGATCCGAACAGTGTCGCCCTGAGTCCAGCCTTCGGCGGTCAGCCCGACAGCATCGAGGATCGAACCAGCGTCCTTCGCATTCTTGCCGAACTTCTGCTGGAATTTGTCCTTCGGCATGTTCTCGGCAACGAAGCAGTATTGGGCATCGCGCCCGGTCGCGTCGGCTGACTCGGGATCCCACAGAACCGCCAGCGGATTGGGAATGTCGCGAATGAAGATGTCGCGCTCGAACACATCGTCATAGGCGTAGTCGAGATCGACGCGGAAGTTCGACATCCCGCAGTAGACGGCACTGGTGAAGCTCGACAGGTAAATGCGCTGCGCCCGTGAGCGAACTTCAATGTTGCGGATCAGCTCGGAACGAACGTCGGCAGTCTCGACATCGCCAGCCTCGTTCGGAAGCACCTTGATTGCGACTTCGTTCGCTCGCCTGTCTCCTGTAACCTGAGCGGCGACGGCGGGAACGTTGTTTACCGTCAGGCATGGCAGCGGAAAGCCGTAAAGTTCGCGGCCAAGTCTCTCGCGATAGGCTTTGACCTGATCATCCCAATGCTCGCCACGGGCAAACTTCAGGTCTCGCAACGCTTCGTCGCGATTGTCCTTGTCGAACTGCTCGGCCTGTTTCCAGGCGTCGCGCACTTCCTTGCTGAAGTCGTCAGCCATTGACGGAAATCTCCGAAGATGCCGCGCCAACCACACGGCATGTTTGCAAATCAGATGAGGCGACGAAGCGCGGTCTCCAGAATGCCCACCAACGCCATGCCAGATTGGGCATGTCGCGATAGATGCCGCTGATGGTAAAGGTGTCGCCCATCTTCAGCTCAGCCACGTTTCTTCCAATCCGTGATCGCTAAGCCCCAAGCCTGAACTTCGACGTAGATGGGAGATGACGGCCAACCGGAGCCGTCATGCTCAATTAGGGCCTTGCGAGCCTCAGCGTACTTGCGCTCTAGAAATCCCAGACGACCAGCAAAGCCATCTGCGACTAGGTCGTCAGCCATTGATCATTCCAACAACAAGAGGGATTTGCGACACGGCGCACTTGAGGAACATGCGCTCGGGGTAGTCCTTGAGCATCGCTCTCAGCATTTGGTCGAGACGCACGGCCTGTTCGAACTTGGTCACGCCGCGATTTCCTCGTGCTGAAAATTCAACCTCGCGAAGTCTCCCCAGCGCTCAAGCGCCGCCTTGTCGTATGCCAGCGCGGCCTCTTCAGCCGTAGCGAACATGCCAAGGTAGATATTCCCATGTCGCGCTGGATCATTAATGATCGCACGGAAGCGGTTATGCCGCTGAACGACGCCCCAATATCCAGACCTAGGCTTTGGCCGGTTCGTATTGGCTGAGTTCTGAGCGTAAGTGGCGATCCGGAGATTGGAACGACGGTTATTTAAGCCGTCGCCGTCAACGTGATCGACAACGGCATTTGCCGGGGCATTGAGTAGCATGCGGTGCATTGAGATAACCTGATGACTTGATTTGAGGGCATACCAACCAAGTATCTCGCCAGTCGCCTTTGACGGGCGCGCGACGGCATACCACTCATGCTCAGCGAGGTGCGCGTCCTCATCGTCAACTACCGCAAACAATCCTTGGTCGGCATGCTTGCCGCGCGTGAGTGGGATTCGGATCACGAAATCCCCCCCATCCATCCAGCGCTCACGCCGTGAGGGACGTGCGTTCGGATCGTGAAAGCTGGAGCGCTCGGCTCTTCGTAAGCAATGCAGCCAAGGCCGAAGGCGTCGGCAGAGTGAGACGACCAATCGTGCGACGGCCCTAAATCAATCCCCCGCTCCTCATCTCGCTTGGCGTGGTACCAACCGAGCGCTTGGATCCCCGCCGCACACTTCTCCTCGTCGAACCGCATCCGCGAGAACAGTCGCCTAGCCTCTTCGACGCGAGCCATTGCCGCGCCTCGCCCTTGGTTCTTGATGACCGTGACATCATATCCCGCATCGCGGAACGCGGACTCGTATGAGACATCGATAACGCGGTCGTTTGTCGCGCCGTCGTGCGGCAACCAGATTGCGGTCCGGTCCGTCGTGTAGCCCTGCGACCTCAACCAGTTCAGGTGAGTTGCGATCGGTTGGCCTTGCGCCTCGTAATGATTGACCCAGCGTATCTCAGTCCCGACGATCTGCTGCGCCCAGAACACGAAATTGTCTGCCTTGGCGCCAGTCCCACCGATGTCGGCAAAAAGGCGAATGATCAGGTTCGGCTCTTCGGCAACCAAACCAATTCTGCGTTCTTCCCTAGCCCTCGTAAGGAACGGAGCGAAGTAAGCTCCCTCGACGGCGCGAACGAAATCGCCTTCCCAGATATGATCGTATGAATCCGGTCGCTCCCCCTTGTCCTTCAGCCGCTTGCGTTCCAGAATTTCAGGAAACCACGGGTTGTCGCGCCAGTTCATCTCGACGATTTTGACGCGCGGGTCGGGCTTCGCGATCCTCGTGTGAAACCGCTTGTTCGTGGCCGACTTCGCGTGTTCCGGGTTCCACGTCAGCCACAGCTCGGAATCTTCCTCGCGAAGCGTCGGGATTAGAACAACCCATGCTTCTTCCGTCGCCGCTTCCGCTTCCTCGATCCACGCCAGCAGGATTCGAGAGGTTGACTTGATGCTGCCCAGATTGCGTGCGAGGCCGACGAACGAATAACTTATGCGCCCAGACTTCGTGCGGATATATGTCTCGCCAATGTCGAAATGTGCGGCAAGCCACGGCTCGGAACGAATTGCGGCCTTCACTTCCTCAAGCGAGGAGTCGGCCAACGAGTTCATGAATTGGCGGCCACAGAGGATGATCCCCGATCTCCCGGCCATATCCCATTGATAAGCTCGAACCGCCGTCATCTTGGCGAACGAGCGAGACTTCGCGGAGCCGCGACCACCATGCGATCCACGCACGTCAGCTTCGCCCAGGAACACGGGCTTGAGCTTAGGCGGAAGCTTAATCCTTGCCGTCGCCATCGACCAACTCGATGCGGGTTATCAGGGTGAGAGGATTGTCCGTGTCGCCACCCAGAACCTGCGATGGCTTTCCGTAGCCGCGATCCAGCAGCGCATTGGCGGCAGAGACGCGAGCGGCGGCAGGCTCGTCCTCATCTCCCATGATCGTTGCCAGTGTCTCAAGAGCGTCGTCCGTATATTGGCGGGCAATCTCTTTGAGGGACGCAGTGGCTTTGTTTGGAACACCCGGCTTGCGTCCTCCCCGTCGCTCACCCGGCGCAGAACCTCGATTGCTAGTCTTTGCTACTTTTCCGCCGGTCACAGCGACGGCTCACGGTTGCGCTTGTGGTAGGCGGCTATCGGATACTGGCACTCAAGTTCGTCAGGACTGAGCGGGCGCAGCTTGCGAGCGCCTTCCGGAACCACAAGACCCTGATTGATGAAGGACTGACGCAGTGGCCCGCTCATTGAAGCGGTTATGCCACACGAAAATGCTGTTAAGCGTTCCCGTTCTTTAAGCGGATGGATCTGGCGTAGCGATGCTGGCGCTGATCTTGGGGAATGCGTTCAACATATCCGTACCGTTCGAGGCGTGCGATGATATCGCAGACCTTTGCCCTGGTGGATATTCCGAACTCGTCAGCGATCTCTTCGTAACTCGGAACTGTCGAGCCCATATTGCGGAGATACCGAAGCACCTGCTCGCACCGGTAGCCAAGGATGCGCGGCTTGCTTCGGCACGGCTCAAGGAAGTGCGCAGATCCCCTAATCGATGTAACCATGTCCCACCCCCGCTCTTTCCGTCAGTCTGCCGGAGCCTTCCGGTTCACTTCATCGATCGCCAGTTCCCACAATCTTGCGAGACGCGATTCCTCGCGGCGCTTGCTGTGCATCTGCATCTCAAGCTCGAATATCTCGTCTCGAACAGTGTTCAGCTTCAGTGAGACCTCGCGAAGCTCGTCCAGTGCGTGTTTCATTTCAGCTTCGGCCCAAGTGTCGGGATGCCATTGGTATTCAGGAACCAGTGAAGGCCGTCGCGCACCTCATACTTCCCGTCGCTGTATGGGGTGCGGCCGGCCAAGCGATCATTGCCGAGATCGCACGATTCCTGCGGTGTTCGCTTGGGCTGGCTTTCGGGCTTTCCAGCAAGCAGTTTGTTGCTACGCAAACGATCTCTCCTGAATTTTCGTAAAGCTCGACGGCTGAAGGAAAAAATCTATGTTTGCCTTCCATCCACGGTCGTTTTCACCGCACAGGAAGCGCGACTTCGGGACCGCCCAAATGGCCTCGGTGATGTCATCGACCGGATGGCGTTTGACGAATGTGTTGAGCTTGCGTCGGCGCTCTGGCGTCATCTTCGCTTTCGGTAGTCCTGCGTCTTCCGCCATGACGTTCCAGGCCTCCAGCACGTCCTCTGGATCAACCCGATCTTCCTCGATTTTGGGGGGACTAAGGGGGGATGTTTTGGAGGGTTTAGGAAGGGGGGGTGCAGG